AGTCTTTAACGTACTTGCAGCTTTGGACAGGCCATCTGACTTTCCGGCAGCACCGGCCATGGCGTTGGTAATTTCGAGGAACAGCGGGATCAGCGGGCCGATGACATCCATCTTGAGCGCATCGAGCGCCTTGGTCAGCCGGGTGAGGTTGTCGTTGAACGCTTCGGACGATCGTGCGAGATCGCCGGACATGACGCCGCCCATGCGCTCCAGCTCGTCGCCGGCGTTCTGGATCTCGTCGCCGCCCGTTTTGAGCAGCGGGATCAGCGTGGCAAACGACTTGCCGAATACGTCATTCAGTGCGCTGGCGATTTTTGTTTCGTCGCCGGTGGATTTGACGGCGGTGGCAATCTTCTGGAAGGCTTCGATAGCCGACAGGCCGGATTCAGGCACGATCCCGAAGCGCGCCAGTGCTTCGGCCGCTTCTTTCGAGCCGTTGGCCGCATCGCCCATGACGCGGTTGAGCTTGATCAGGCTGGCGCCTAAATCTTCGTTGCTCAGGTCGGAGAGTGACGCGGCATATTGCAGCTTGCTGAGGTTTTCAACGGTCTCGCCGGTTTTGGTGGACAGCTTTTGCAGTTGATCGCCGGCATCGGCCAGGCAGCGCACCATGCCGGCAAACGCGCCGACAGAGATGGCGGCGCCGATCGCGCCGAGCGCCTTGCCTGCCGCAGCAAACGAGGATTCGATGCGCTTGGCGTTGCGCTCTGCGATCTGAGCCGCCTTGCCCAGATCACGCTCCAGCGTGGCGAGCTTGGCAACCAAATCAATTGTGAGTGTCGCGATTGCCATGTTTACTCTCTCTCTCGATCGCGGATGACGACAAGCTGCGTGATCAGCAGCTCGATGTCGTCATAGCCGAGGATTTCAGCGACGACCGGTAAGCCAGCCCAGTCGATGCCGCCGAGCAGGTTCCACGCTCTGACGGCCAGGCGAACGTCTTGCGGCTGATCCGGTGGCCCAAAAACCTCGGGCTGGTCGAGGCTTTCAAACCACCGCGTCAGTTTTTTGCGGCGTCCTCTTGCCTTTGCTTGTGCTCCTGGTAGGCCTTGGTGATGGCCTCGACCAGCGGCACCATGAGGTCGGTGCGATCGGCCAGCCACTCGGTGCAGGCGTCTGCATCGAAGGGCACCGGGTGGCCATCGCCACCGGGCAGCAGGTCCATCTCTTTGACCTTGTCCCAGCCGACAACGAACTTGACCAGGTCAGCCGGGTTGCGCGATCGGGAAAACTCCATCATGTCCAGATCGGTCGGGCGCAGGATGGTGAAGTCGAAGCCGCCGACCGGCTCCACCTTCTGGCGCGACTTGCGGATTTTGTCCGACAGGGCGCTCATGATCAGGACGCGTAGTAGCTGGGCGAACCGAACATGGTGATGACCGACTGCGTTGTCACCAGGCCCTGCGACTGACCGCCGGGCAGCAGGTTGGCGTTGACGTAGCCGGTAAAGACCATGATCTGGCCGCCGGTGCCAAAGGTGAACTTGAAGGCGCGCTGTGCCTGCGCATCGCCAGCCACCTTCATGGCCAGCAGGCCGGCGTCGGCAACGTCCCAGATGTTCTCGAACGAATACGTGGCCGCTTCGGCAAGGCCAGGAATCTGAGTCTTGGTGTTGCCGTGGATGGTCGTGGTATCGATGAACTCGAATCCGCCACCAGCCGGCGAGACAGTCGTGGCCGTGGTGATCGACGTGCCAAAGGTGATCTTGTTGGCCGTGCCGCTCGTGAAGGTGTCGAATAGCGTGGTGTCGATGCCCTCCAGCGTGAAAGCGGCGCCGGATACGGTCTTGACCCGAGCCACGCGATTATTGAGCTGGTACATGCCCAGACATTCGATGACGACAAAGTCGCCATTGGTCAAGGTATTGGTTGCCGTGACGACGCCTTCCGACGCCTTTGAAATCGCGGTGATGGTGATGTCAGCAGCGAGGGCGGATTCCATCGCGATTGCGACGTTGCTCCATTTTTTTGCAGTTGCCATGTGTAGCTCCTTTGGGCATAAAAAACCCCGCGATCAGCGGGCATTAAAAAACCGCCCAAAGGCGGCTTCAGGTGAAACGTTGTTGGTTACGGTTGCTCGAATATTTCCAGGTCGATGATCGAGGCGAAGAGATCGGTATCCGGGTCGTAGCCGGCGTTCTTGCCGGTGGGCACGATGCCGGCGGCGAGCAGGGCAGCCTGGGCTTGCGTCGAGGCGGCGTCGGCTCCGGTGCGCGTGTCAGCCCAGCAGGCGACTTTGAGTGCCACATCGGAGCCGAAGTAGTTGTTGCTGATCGATACTAGCGGCTCTGTTCTTTCTCGCGCAAAAACAAGCGCCGGGTAAACGGTGGTGTCGGGCAGCACGTCAGGATAAATCCGCGTCGATACAATGGCCGTTAACCCGGCATAGCCGGAGAGCGCGGAATAGACTGATGTTTCGGCACTCATGCGCTGGCCTTGCTGTTGAGGCGTTCGATTTGCGGGATGACGGATTTCATGAATTCCTGCACGGCGGCATCGCCCTTGCTGGCCGCTGCGTTGCTCAGGAATCGTTTGCCCGGCACATTCTTCCAGCCGAACTCCTGAAAGCGCCAGTAGAACGGATCGTTCGGGTTGTTGGCGCCGGCTTTGCCGAGCTTGGTTTGTCTCTTGCCACGCAAGGGCCGCACGCCAATGAATACGCCTTCGTTTTTGTCCTGCCTGGCAAACTTGGACGGGCGAACGACGATCGCGGCCTTGAGCGTGCCCGGCTTGCGGTTTTTTGTAGGCCTGGCCAGCACCGGGGCGCTGGCTTTGGCGGCATCGCGGATGACGCGGCCGGCCTTGCTGAAGGCCAGGCGCACGGCGCGGGTGCGGATGCTTTTGGCGGCATTGGCCAGGGCCTTGTTCATGGCGTCGATGCCGGTGACACTGACTTTTATCTCATCGGCCATCTTTGACTCCGTTGACCGTGGTGATTTCGATCATGCCGAGATACTCGCCGGTACCGGGGATGATGTTGGTGATGTCATGCGGAATGGTTTTCCACAGGATGCGCATCGATTGGTCGAGGCCGGTGCGGGTGCGGATGAAGAAGCGGGCGTCGACGGTGTGCTGATCCTGGTTGGCGGCATGGAATGCACCGCCGCGCAGCGGCATGACGTGCGCCCAGACGGTGTCGCCATCAACCCAGGCGACGACTTCTTCTCCGATGGCGTTGCGGGTGACGGATTTATTCTGGATCGTGATGCGTTGATCGAGATCTCCGGCGGTGATTTTTGGCATGATCAGACGGCGCGATAGATGATATGAGGGTGCAGCAGCCGGTCGACGTAGGGCAAGGGGCTGAATTTCTGTTCGACATAGCCGTCGGGCGATTGCAGGATTTGTACGGCGTGGGCGATGATCCAGAGGCGGATGTCCTGCGGGACGTTGGCGGCGGCATCGCCGTAGCCGGCTTTGAACTGGATGCGCACGGCGTTGGCGCTGGCTTGGGTGGCCGGCCAGGCGACATCCTGCGCGGGGTAGAGCCAGTACAGGTCGGCGATGATGCTGTCTTCGCCGAGGGCGTACGTGGTGTCGCTCAGCGTCTGCTCGACGCCGGCGGCGTCGATGTATTTGACGGTGAGGATTTCCTGTACGCTGGGCATGATCAGCTCGATCTCGCCGGTGGGGAAGTCGTCTAGTATCAGCTCCAGGGTCTGGGTGATCAGGCAGCGGGCGAGGCGCGCTTCGGCCTGGCTGCGCATGGCGGCAATGGCGATGGTGGCCTGGGTGTCGAACTCGGTACCGTCGATGCGCGCCGATGTTTTGACCTCGGCTATGCTGACAGGCTCGACACTAGGGCCAGTGATCAGTTTTATGGGCATGATGGGCTATCGTGTTCGATGGGTAACGGATGGTCTGGTGTTGGCCGTCTGCACAGACCGGCCGGCTGGCAACTGTCCGGAGCGGCTTGCCTGCACCACGCGGGCTCGATCCGGATGTTCGGTGCGGGCCTGTTGACGCGCAGCCGGACGCGGCACCGGCTGTTCGAGAGTCGTGGCGCCGTAGAAAAAGAAGAGCATTTATCGTTGAACCGCCAGGCTGAACATTTGCGCCTGTGTCTGCGTCATCTGGTAGAGCAAACTCAGCTTGGTGGCGCCGTCGACCAGCGTGCCAACGGCCAGCTTGCTGCCTGCCGCGGCCGCGCCTTGCGGGAAGCGCAGATAACTTTCCGGATCCATGATGCGATTACGCAGGTCGAAGCGCGCCATACGCTGCGTGCCGTTCACGCACAGGTGCAGGAAGCGACCGCCGAGCGTGGTCGGGTCGTAGGCGCCGGAGGTGCCGGTGGTGAAGGTCTGCGACTTTTTGCCGTAGGCGATGTCGTTGCTCCACGAACCGGTGGCCGCACCGGCAATGTCGAGCACGTCGATGGCGTTGGAGGCGCCGCCGCGCACACGGTAGACAAACGAGTGGCGGGCGTTGCCGCTGACATCGCGCGTGATGCCGAAAGCCTGCTCAAGCACCACGCCGGCGCCATGCGCGACGGGTGCCGCCCAGGTGCTGGTGTCCCAGGTGTTGGCGGTGATGTTGTAGTTGTAAATAAATAGGCCGGCGCTGCTGGTGAGCAGGATTTTGTCATCGTCGTTTTCAATGACGAATTTGGCCGTGGCGCTGGGGGTGACGGCAAAGGCGGCCACCGTGAATACGCCGTTGGCGCCGCCGGTGTGCGAGCTGATGCGGCGGCGCTGGTTGACCGCAGTCGGCGTGGCGGTGTCTTCGGCGATGCGTACCTGAAAATTCCGGTATTCGTTAGCTTGCAGGGTGGCTGGCATGCCCGAGCCGGTGAGGGTGGTGCTGCTGCTGGCGGTGGCGACGATGCACTCATGCGCGCCGTCATAGGTGCCGGCGCCGTCGACAAAGCCTTCGCCGGGAATGCGGTCGTTGGGCACGTAGCTCTCCGACAGGGCGATGGCGCTGGAATCGGTGCCGATGGTGGCGGGCAGGTTGGTGGTGCTCAGCGAGGCGCTGAAACTGTTGGTGGCGATGTCGTAGTATTTCCACACACCGGCGGCCAGCGTGCCGGCGGAGAGCAGGTAGACGCGACCGGCGCGGATTTCGTAGGCATCGCCCAGCGCAGGGGTGAAGGTGAGCGGGGCGTCGAGCGTGATAGTCGGCGTGGTGCCGCCGGTATTGGCGATGATGGTGCGGCCTTCGACCTTGCCCGAGCTGCCGGCGGCGTTGCCTGCGATGTGGATATGGTAGCCGATACCATCGCCCCGGTTGGCGAGCTGGTTGATGCCGACGGCAGCGGGCAGCGCGGTGGTGAGCGTCAGCGTGGTGGTGCTGGCGCCGGCGGCGATGGTGCCGCGCGGCCCCTGGCTGGGGTGGAAAATCGCTGTGGCCCCGGCGCCAAAGGTACCGGCCAGTGCCGGCGAGGCCAGGGGTATCCACTCGCCAGTGGTCGGGTCGTAGGCGTCGAAGGCGGTAGCGCTGCGCAACCAGTAGAGCAGCGGGCCGCAGGTTTCATTGTTGCGCATGTCGTAGGCGAAACTCTGCCCGGCGCCGGAGTTGGCCAGGGCCGGCGCCTCGGGACGCCACATCGGTAAATCGATGTAGTCCTTGAAATTTAATGTGGTGGTCATTTAGGTGATCCTCGGGCGCACGGCCTGTGCCCAGGCGGCATGCATCTGGTCATAAATCAGGCTGGCGGCGCTGATGCTGGCGATCTGGTTGAGCGTGGTGACGGTGCCGACGGTGGTGACGGTGCCCAGGGTTTGCGCACCACCCAGGGGATCGAGCACCACGCGCAGGCGACCGCTGGAGACTTCTTCCCAGATCGGATGCACCAGGGCGCGCAGGCAGGCCATGAGCGTGGCGGTGTCGTCAGGCAGCGCGGAAAAACTTCCGGCGACGGGAACCGGCGTAGCGCGCAGTTCGGCATCGGTCAGGCCTCCGCCGCCGGCCGGGAGTTCGACCGGGACGCGCCCTCCGCTCAGTGTTGGTAGTTTGGAATTAACCGCAGTCAGGGTGCTTTCGCTGGCGGCGCCGGAGGGGAGCGGCAGTGCGGCGGCGCTGATCGGGAGCGCAGTAGAGCGGATTTGGGCGTCGGTGAGCGGGCCAGATACCGGCACGGTGCCGTTGATGCTGATCGTTTCGAGCGCGGCGAGCGATGTTGCGCCTAACTCGACGGTACCGGCGATGGCGCCGGTATTGACGGCGGTAGTTTTTCCGTTGATGCTGACAACAGCAGACTGGATGGCGGCAGCGGCGGCGTTGAGCGTGCCGATTGCGACGTTGAGCGCGAGCAGCGTGGCCTCGGTAGCGACGTCGACGGGATCTCCGCTCGTCGGGTCGGTTTGCACAACGCCCTGCGCCTTGACGCTAGCGACGCCATCGGGGACGTCATGCGTTTTGGAGTGGAACGTGGCGCCGGCGGCGTCTTTGAGGTCGACTGTGCTCATGGGTTTAGGGGTGGTCTTATTTTATGGCGTTTGGTTTTATCATCGTGCAGAGGGGATTAGAAAATTAAATCCACGTGTTTGTGCGTGAGGTTTGCACCCAATTCGTACCGTCGAACTCGAACTCAACGAAAGTTGAAGTTCCGGCAACATTCCCGACATTACTGAATGCCGTGTGGAATTTGTAAAGCGCATCCCATGTGACGTTTCGACCGCCTACAACGTCTTGCTTGAATATGAACCGAAGCGGCTTGATCTG